GTACGAGAGTGCAGACAATGCTCTCAAGCTCACCATCTCGCATGCCAATGGCAAGCGAGAGCGGTCGGAGGTCCGTCTGGACCACCGTAAGACCGCCGCCGATCCCATCGACCCCACCAAGAACAAGCCATATGACATGACTGCGTACTTGGTGATCAATCGCCCTCCGTTTGGTTACACGGACGCGGAGGCCACGCTCGTCTATGACGCGCTTGTGGCTTTCGTGAGCAACTCCACTAACAAGGCCAAGATTCTTGGCCAGGAGTCGTGAGCGACCAGTGGGACCCCGCTCTAACGAGTACTCGTCTGAGTACTCGTCAGGATACAGCCCTTCGCAGGGAGATCCTAGAGCGGGAGGCAGAAACGGACCGGACGTGGCAGACATTCAAGTGGGGCTTTATTGCCCTGTATGTCATGTCAGCCACGATTTGTCAGATTACGACAGCGGTTCTGTTGAACTTTCTGGTCGCTGGGGCATAACCTACTACCCCGACCGACCAGAGTAATCTGACTGAACATTCTAGGGATCCTTCAAGCCTTCTCTACACCAGGAGGTGCAGGTGAAAAGCCTGATTGAACTCTGGAAAGTGTTGGCTGAAGATCTTTCAGCCATGGATGGCGTCAGCACCGCTAGAGACTGGAAAACAGTCTCTAACAGAGTCGAATGTGAGGGTTTGTCATTTCTGACAATTACCCTTCCTTCATTCTCTTCAGACTTCGAAAGAAGTCTTGAGAATGGAGGGGTTGGCTCCGGCCAGTTCCTAGGATTTTCTAGGAATGGAGGTCTCCCCCGATTTCTCGGAGGTTTCCTTCGCCGTGTATTCGACTCTCAGTCTGGCATCATACTCGATGATCCCTGTGTTAACTCCGTTCTTGCGGTTCGACAACTTACGAACCTGTTCAAGAAATTGGAGATGCCTTGTACCCCTGCTAGGGATCGCAAGGCTATTGCACAGTACATCGAGTGCGAGGATGAGCTGAAGAAGTTTGAGCGCGAATGGACCGGCTATGATTACGCCGAGTTTTCTCGTATCTCATCACTTCTCTTCGGCGACGCCTTCGACTCTATCAATCGTGAGATTGATAATTTCGAGATCAGACCCAAACATGGGCCTGGTTCCACCGCTGATCGCAAGGTCGGCAACCAGAAGTGGAGGTTCGACGAATGGACAGACCGACTGGAAACAGTGTTCCCATTCAGGGAGTACGCTGGGCCGAATCTACGGCTCAGCACTGTTCCATCAGCTCATCTAGCTCCATCGGAAGAGAGACCTGTAAAGGTTATTCTCGTTCCGAAGACGCAGAAAGCACCTCGT